TGGTTGGGCAAAAGTAATTATTCATTGGAAGGCTCATCCAGTATATAGCAATGTTCCTGACTTTTTGCAAAAGACTAAAGAAAAACATAAATTAACAGATGATGCGCTTAATAGAGAATACAATCTTGGCATTCCTGATTCAGGTGGTGCTTTATTTAGTTCTGAGAATGTTTCTAAATGTGCTGTTGGTAGCTGGGCATTACCAAACAAAGAAAGACATTATATGGCAGCATTAGATCCAAATTTTGGAGGTACAGACTATTGGGAGTATTTAATAATTGACATTACTGATTATCCATATCAAGTAGTAGCTGAGTACAGAGAAAACGATAGACAATCTTTGTTCTGTATAGACAAAACATTACAATTATCAGATGCTTACAATCCTGTTTTAACTGTAATAGAACACAATTCGGGTGGTGCTATTATTGCAGCTGAAATTGTTAAACAGCGTCCTGGTTTAGCAATTGACACAGTAGCCACTACTAACACTTCTAAAGTTGTTAACACAGACCGATTGGCATTAGCATTAGAAAAAAGAGAGATTATATTTCCAGCTAATTGGGCAGGGTTAACAGAATTTAAAAGTTTTTCTCTTCAAACTAGAAATGCAATGTATGGACATGATGATTGTATTATGTGTTTAAGCATTGCTTTTGCTAGATTAGAAACAGCGTTAAGAAGACGCGGAGGAGCGTTAGCAGCAGATCTAGGAACTGTGTCTAGAGCAAAATCTAGGTTTAGATAAATAATTTGCCAGCTTATTGAAGCGAAGCTGGCTTAGGTAGGAGAGGCTACCATAAAAAATAGTATCACAAGTTTATCAATTTATGCTTTAAAAAATATTAAGATTTAAAATAAAGTATAAGTTAATTTATTTTTTATGCCAAATTACGGGAAAATCTTTAACAAAATATGGCAATTTTTTAGACGTTCTAGTTCCTCAGATCTAGAAGGGTATAGGCAATCTGTTATTTACCCAGCTATTCAGTTTAAAGCTAATTATGATTTACCAGAAACTCCAATACGTCCAGTACATGGTGATTTAAATATTTCTTATGATTTATTGGAGATGTATTATTGGAGTTATGAATATCGTCATGCCATAGACACTATAGCGTCAGATTGCTTTCAAGAAGTCGAGGGACAAGTATCTAGTTGGTATGTTTCTGACACATTAATAGATGGAAGTTCTGTTGCTCCAGAAGTATTAGAAATAGCCAAAGAATTATCTACTGCTCGTTGCGGAAAAGATTTAATTTTAGGTGGTGATTTTTTAATACGAGCTGCTGTAGAAGCGTTGGCTTTTGGAGATAGTTTTGTAGAACTTGGTATTGGTAAAACTGGGTTAAGTAAAGATGATTGGGATATTACTGCTAGTCAATATTTACCAACTTTTTCTATATTTGTAGAGAAAACTGCTAATAATGAAACTCTCAAATATATACAACGAACTAAGTTAATGTCTTCTGATGATGACTTAGAGTTTAATCCAGTTAAAATACTTCATTTTAAGTACAAATCTCGCGGTCTTTATGGCAATTCTATTGGTTTTCCTTCGATAGAAACATGGCGCAAATTTAAAGATTGTTCCGTAGCTTTAGAAACCGCAGCACGAGATGTGGGCATTACTCCTTGGCTTCATATTTTACCAGAAGACAAAACAGAACAAGACAGAATTGATTATATGCAACGTCATGAAAGCATGGCGGCATCTGGCATTATCACAAACTTGTATTTAATGTCTGGTTCTGATGTCCGTAAAGCAGCTAGTACATCCGGAGATGCGTTAACTCCATTAGTCGATTACTGGTTAAAATTGCGATATCAATGCATTCCACCAAGAGTGCCAGCATGGATATTCCCCGGCTTAGCTGATACAGCAAGTGGAGCCAAGGACATTCATGGACAACCAGCATTAACATACAGCAGATTAATTGGGGAAGTACGTTCATTGATTGGAGAACAAGTGCGGTGGGCAATTTGCGTTAAAATGGTTCTTAGATATGGCTATGATTTCTACTTAAATAATCGAGCTTTTGACGTTAAGTGGCCTAAATGGGTATTAACTCCAAATTCTGAATACACTCAAGTTATGAGTGAGTTTACTCATCAAGATTCTACTCCTCCACCACAAGATTTACAACTAGAAAAATACTATGCTAGAAACTAAGTTTGTACCTGAAAAATCAGATCTAATCCCATTAGATGAATTACTTAAAACAGCATTAATTACTGATGATGATGTTAATAACTATATTAAAGATTGGGACAAAAACAATGTTGAATATGCTGGTTTACTAGAAGCTGAAATTGTGGCTGAGGAGTAACAATGGCAGATTTCTCCTTTGACACTAAAACTCAAAGATTCCGCTATACTTCTGGTATTTTTGCTGGTAGATTCGTATCTAGAGCAGACATACAAGAAGTAATAGAAAATAATATTAATAGGCTAAAAGGAGATATTAAAACTACTACTCAATTGCTATTAGATAAAAAAATAACTGTAGCAACATGGGAACAAACTATGCGGGAGATTATTAAAAAAGGTAATACTCAATCTTACCTAGCAGGTAAAGGAGGCAATTATCAATTCAAAGCCAGAGATAAAGGAGTAGTAGGCAATAGTTTAGTTGATGAATATGCTTACCTACGACGTTTTTCTCAGGAAATTAATAGCGGTAATTTATCTCCTGCTCAAATATTAGACAGGTCCAGTAAATATGGAGATTCTTTCTATAAATTCTATGAAAGAGGAAGGTCAGAAGCACATAAAGAAGCTGGATTTAAATGGGAAAAATGGGTAATTGGAGCATACAACAACGTTTGCCCTGACTGCATTTCTTATTCAATGAATGGCTGGCAAATAATTGGATATTTTCCACCAATTGCTGTTGCCACGGCTTGTAAAATGCGCTGTAGATGTTACAAAGATTATTCTAACAGTGTTACTAAACCAATTGTAGATTTATTAAATTCAAAACAAGGATGGATTAATTATGGAAGTTATGCTACAAAAGCCAGTTAAACGTACTTTATACATGGGTTCTCCTACACCAGAAGATTTAGATAAAATCAAATTTTATACTAAAGAAGATTGGGAGTATGACGAATGGTATGTTGTTCCGCTGCGTGCTTCAGACAATTTAGTTAGTAGAAGCTATAAAGTGTGGCATGATGACGTTCTACAACAAATGCCTAAAGAATTGATTGGTAAAAATTTAATATACAACCACGAATGGAGTGAAGCCGAGGAATCAATTGGTTTTATATTAGATGCTTTTTTAGTGTCTGAACCAAGCTATGACAACGCAATTGACAGCGGCGACAGATACACTAAAAACATGTCTATTGTAAAAAATAAAGGGTATAAATGCGTTTATTGTCTAGCTGCTATTCATGCATCAAAAGCTGAAGACATAATGAATATTAAGACAATGCGCGTTAATAAATGCTCTACCGGTGGTGTATTATCTCAAGTAGATATTATTTGTCCTAATTGCTCTGCTGAATACGGGAGAGAAGTTAGCTTTTTTGAATTAGATTCTATGGGTAAATACATCTGTCCTCACCAAATACCAGGAGGATATGAATACGACGAAGACGACGAGATAGCTGATTATGCAATTTGGAATGGCATATTTGAGGGTGTTGAGCTATCTTTAGTCGTTTGCGGAAATTTACCCAATGCTGAAATTTTAAGATAGAATAGTTTAGCACCTTAAACAACAAATCAAAGTGCTGTCTGTGGCAATTGGCAGCACTTTTTACTTTATGCTTCGTAACTACTATTTAGCCACTCAACAAACTCATCCAAGAGCAAATACAGTGTTTGCTCATTGGCTTGTCTTTGCCAAAATTCTTCTCTACTCATCTTTCCTTCTACAGGAAACATGAGTTCTTTGGATTTAAGATCCATCCAAGGCTTTATTTGTCTTGATTGACAATCGCCGTCCGGGTGAATCTCGATTACGACATTTTCTACAATGTCGTTCCACAAACCTTCATCAAAGGTTTTGTCGCGTGTAAATACAAAATTCTCCCACGCATTAACTTGTATTGCGTACTCGGTCAATTCCCACGCACGAGAATTTCCTGGGTCTCTTACATATCTCATATACAGTCCCTCCTATTCAATAGTTATAATAAACCACAAATATATAGTTGTCAATAATTTATTTATGTAATTTTCGATAATTTCTTTGCAGTGTTTTAACAAACGCCGGAGTATTTTTGTTTTTCCAAACTGGGTCTGTTTTGCTTATAATCCAATTCTCTGAGGAATGACATACGTTTCTGTGGCAGTACTTACATACTGGGAAGAAGTTAATTCCATATTTATCCCCAGATTTTCTATAACTGCTATGATGCACTTCTTCACTTTTGTTTATGCCACAACAACAGCATTTGCCGTTAGTTCTTCTGTGTGCAGCAGACAACTTTTTTTTAGTTACTTTTTTATATCGTTGGCTGTAATCGTAGTTCATGCCTGGTTTTGGCATATCTTGAAATAACCATTGAAGTATATTAAACATAGTTGCCTCCTTTTATAGCTATTACGGATTTACCGCAATAGCTTGTAATTTATTAAGATTTATGTCTCCCAATCCACGATTGAGCAATTTTTATTTGCATTTCTACTTCCAATTCATAAGCAGCGCTACATCCATTTTTCGCTCTTTCTTCAAAAGTTTCTATGTATTTTAACGCAGCTGCTGAATTATAAGAAAATAATTCCCAAGTAAATTTAACAGCAGATTCTTGTATTTGTTTTTTCTTTAAAATACAGTTG